GATCTGCATCAGCTCTCCCGCCATGGTGGAAAAGAGACCAGAACGCCGGCCTTCATGTCTATCCCGGATGGGTAGAGGTCCACGGTCACCTCATCAACCGAGGCGTGGTGGATACCACAGGTGAGCCAGCGACGTACCAGGTCCCAGTCTGGCCAGTTGGTCTCGTCGCGCCACGTTTCGAGTTCCAGGATCTTCGCGTCGTGGGCGATCATCGACACCTGCACCCGGCCATGGGCGGGACTCCCATCGCCAATACGCACCGGCACGTTCCCCCCGTGGACCATGGCCCGCGAGTAAGCGAACCCGCCTATAGCCGGGCCAGCAAGTGTGGCCAGGTGCCGGGGCCGCCAGTTGTCATCATCATCAAGCCAGGCGAGCACGCGCCCGGCCGCCTCCTCGACGCCACGCAGCCTGGCACGGTGGCCCCAGCGAGCCCGTGGATCATGTTCATTAAGCTGGATCAGCCGCGTGTTCGTCGGCAGGCTGGCCCTAGCGAGTTCCCGGTCAGGGCCGTCCGAGATGATCAGGTGCTCAAAATCGCGGTAGTCCTGCGCCTGCACGGACGGGACGCACCGATCCAGCAGCACGTCATGACGCTGCCATGTGGGCGTGATGACTGTGACGGATGGCACAGTCACTTCCCGCAGATTGCCCAGACCGTCACCGTGTCGTTATTGCCACTAATCGTTCCTGCGGTCCAGCTGTTCGGGGTATTACTGGCTTCTGGCTCGCTCGAAGACGGCAAGGAATCCGGAGCGGAATAGGTGGCCGAAACAGCAGCTCCGCCGCCACCGAACACGAACGGGTGATCAGCAGGACACGTCGCCGTGGCGCGGGTATTTGAGATGGCGACGATGATCTGGAGATCGAGCCCAGTCGAGCCGCCGGTCGATGGCCCAGTTGGACCCTGCGCACCCGTGGCGCCGGTTGCGCCCGTAGCGCCCGTAGCGCCGGTCAGTCCCTGCGGGCCGGTCTGGTTCCAGGTGACGCTGGCCGCGCCGCCGCCACACGAGCCGCCATTGCCGGTGTCGATGACCTGAAGGTTCGCGCCGTGGGCGGGCGGCGGGGACTGGTAGCAGGCGTGGATCACGCCACCGCCATCGGGGATGCTGGCGTAGGCGATGCCGTAGCCGCCGAGGCCCAGGATGGTCGCGGCAGCCCCGGCGATAGCGATCCTGCGTGGATTGAGTCTCATGGACTCAGCCCTCTTCGTCCCACTGGTCGCGCCGGCGGAGCAGGATCGACGTGAGCGCGGCCGGGCCGAACAGCCCCTTGCGCGGGCCAGCAGCCGGCATGGTGGGCCGGTCGCTGCGGACGAAGAACTTGCGCAGGTCGTCGTCGGCGGCGAACGCCCGCACCTCTTCGACCTCAGCCTGGACATAGTCGGCGATCGAGTACAGCGCCGCGTCGAACGCCCGCAGCATCGAGGTGGTGTCGCCGTAGCCGGGGGTGAGCACGGGGGCCACGTCGATCAGGTCACCCGAATGCAGGGTCCGCAGCGCCAGGCCGTCGCGCCAGTCCCACTCGTCCCCGCCTGGGTGGCAGCGGAACGCGAACGAGGAGTACCGGATGTCGCGCCGCTCGACCAGTTCGCGGATGTCAGCGCGGGACTCGGGCGGCTTCACCATGTAGTCGAGGCCGATGCGGTCCGGCGAGAGCCGCAGCGTGTCAGCCTCGGTCGTGCCGAGCACCATGTTCGAGTCATGGTTATACCGGCAGACGACCCCGGTGGCGTCGTCAATGTTCTTCCAGCCGCGTGACTGCACCTCGTTGAAGAACGTCGGCATGACACGCTCTTTGAACCCGCCGAGGTTCTTCGACTCGCGGGGGATGAACACGGTGGCGTAGCCACCGATCCACCGGCCTTCGGTGCCCATGTCACGCATCTCGATCGGCCGGTCCAGATCGCGGAACTGGCTGGTGATCCGCACCTCGCGCCGCTCGTAGTCGCGGGACATAGACGATTCGCCGACGTGGACGCCGAACTTCTTGGCCATCGTGCGGATCTTGGCCATCGCCTTGTCCCCAAACGGGGACGAGCTGGCGCGGGCGAGGGCGTTACGGACGTGCGAGGCGTCGTGGACGGGGAAATGCCGCAGCGAGCGGGGGGTTGTCTTCCCCTCCTGGTCCTTGGCGCCTCCCGGCTCGATGTAAGCGAAGGCACTGTCCGGGAGGTCGTTGGCCTCGGAAGTCGAGATGGCCGCCATTAGTGCGCCTTCCCATTCATGGCGGCCCTGGCCGCCGGGACGAAGTCTTCCGCCTTGCCGTGCAGCAGGGCGAGCGCGGCCGGGCCGAACAGGGGCTGGGCGTCCCTGTGGTCCTCTTCCGTTGTGGACGCGGCCTGCTCCACAACGGGAAGATCTGCGAACAATGTATCAAGATCTCCGCAGGTTACGGCCTCCGACGCCTTGAGAGATCGCGCATCGAATTCATGGCCCCGCAGCCGGCCCGCAGCCGCGTGGACGGCGAGCAGTTCACGGGCATACTCACGGTCGGTGTCGGAGGCGCGGTATTCGGCTGGCCCGAAATCGGAGCGGCGCGGGACCGATGGTGCCATGCCATCGGTCAGGTGCGGCAGGCCCTCGAACAGCTGCGCCAGCTCGCCCGTGGTTTCCGCCTTGCCCACGGCGGCGATCTTCTCCGCCGCCTCGGTGGGGGTCAGGTCACCCCGGCGTTCATAGGCATGGAGCATGGTGACCGCCGACTTGCGATCACTGTCAGCCACGGGGGCATCGGGTGGGCCGAACAGAGCGCCGGACCGGACCTGGGTGATCAGCTTCGCCAGGTACTGCTGCGGCGATGCGGTGAACGGCGGCTTCCCGGCGGTCATCGGGTTGACCTGGTCGGGGTGCTCGGTTTCCATCTTCTCGATCAGGTCGGCGATCAGCTGCGCTTCCATGGTGACCTGCGGCAGGTAGCTCTTCGGGATGGTGCGCGTGGTGCCCAGCATGCGGTTCAGCACCGGCAGCGGGATCGGCTCGTTACCGCCAGCGATCGGCGGCTTGTCGTCGTCGGCGCGGATCTCATTGACCGTCCGCGTGCCGATGTTCCGCTGAATCTCATACACCTGGGTGCGGGTGTGCGGGTCCATCTTCAGCAGGTCATCGACATCGAACTTCACGAACTGGGTGGCGGGCAGCAGCCCGGTCAGCAGATGCTCCCACCGGGTCAGCCACGGGCGGAGCGTGGTGATCAGCTCGTCCAGCAGGTTCATCGTCACGTTCGAGTAGGTGAGGCCGTCGTTGCGGGTGCCGCCGACCCGGTACGGCTGCACACCGTAGATCGCGGCGATCTGGGTTGCGTTCAGCTGCATCGCCTGAATGAACGCCGCCTCGTTCTGCGGGACGGTGAGCGCCTTGTAGTCCCAGTCCCGGCCATACACCAGTGGCTGCCGCATGCGGATCGTGTCGGTGAGCCGCTGCCGGATCTGCTTCGCCTGCTGGTCGTTGACCTCTTCGTTGACGTTCTGGAAGGTGCCGGGGGGGAAGCCGCCGTTCTGGAACCAGTCAGCCGAATACTTCAGGGCGTCTATGCCCTGTCCCCACAGCAGGGCGAACGCCTTGAGGGGGCTGACTCCCTCGACCCGGCCAGCGATGCTGAACGCCTTCAGCTGGATCAGGTCAGTGCGTTCTATCAGCCGGCCGCTGTAATAGATCCGCGCCCGCATCGGGTTCTCAGGCTGCTGCTCATCGTCCTGGACACTCATCCGGTCACCCGGCAGCCACGCCACGCCAGTCGGCAGGCCAAGCCCATCGGAGCCGGCGATGCCGCCCCGGTTGGTGATCAGGCCCCAGGCGGTGCCATGCAGCAGCGCCGACGTGGAGCCGGTGAACATCCAGTCGTACATCGTGCCGCTGACTTGCGGGCCACCACCGGCGACGGGCGAGCCGAGCAGCATGGTGGAGAAGATGCGCTCGCTGTCCCCGTTGGGCAGCTGCCGGTACACTTTAATCGGGAGCGAAGCGATCTGATCCGCTATGAAGCGAATAGCTGAGTAACAAGCACCGAGCGATAGGACCGTGTCTACGCCCTGGGTTTCCCGCGCCGGGTGAGTCGGCCCACCGATGTTGAATTTCCAGTACGGATTACGTTAGTAATCGCCACGGCTGCCACGGCACTCCACCGATAGTTCTCGTCTCGATGTTGATCCGGTCAACCAGGCCCATCACCACCACCCCCCTTCGGCTACCATATAAACATGCGTACTGGTGGCAACTACGGCGTTAAGCGTGGCTCCGACCTTCGGCCGAGAGAGCGTCGGTCCGACAAGGGACGCCGCAGGGGATGGAATCGCACCCCGGAATACAACTCCTGGGTGCAGATGTGCTCGCGCTGCAATAACCTCAACCACCCGCGTTATGCGGACTGGGGCGGGCGCGGAATCACCGTTTCCGAGCGATGGCAAGGATGGTTCGGATTCGACAACTTCCTGGCCGACATGGGCAGCCGCCCACCGGGCACCACGCTGGAGCGCCTCGACAACGACGGCAACTACGGGCCTGATAACTGCTGCTGGGCCACGGTTGCTCAGCAGAACCGAAACAAGCGGTCCACCAAGCTGACC